TTAACCCACGAACAAATCATCACAGCACCCGAAACCAAAATCCAAAACTGGCCCACCCAGTAGGATGGGCTAAAAGCGGACGCCGTTTGTCCGCGTAGCCCATCAACCCCACCCAGTAAAAAAAAATCAAAAAAAGTGAAATTTTCTCTTGACACTAGGAGAATCCTAGTATATTATATGTGTAGATGGTTAAAAAAAACAAACAAAGGAGAGCAAAAATGAACCAACTAAACCAAGCACAAGAAAAAGAAGTGATCACCAGACTATGGGAAGCAATTCAATACGGAAGCCAACAAGCGCAAGTGAGAGCAAAATTCCTAATGCGGCACGTAACCCAAGGCAACATGAACCAAGAACAAATCGGTACTGAAATGGAAAAATTGCAAAGCATGATGAACTAAAATCAAAACGGCCCTCGGCTATGCCGAGGGCCACTCCCCGCGCCAACGGGGAAACATACAATACTTAAGGAGAGTATACCATGAATCAAGAAAACACCAACACCCAACCCAATCGCGGCATCGATGCCGTGATCAACTCAATCGGCGGCAACGGCGGCAATGGATCCCACGACACCGAAGAACTCCGCGCCGCCCGGGCGATTCCAGAGATCATCAAAGCCCTGGCCGCTCTCCCCGATCGCCAGGTAAAAAACGTCTTCAACGCGGTCCAGGCAATCAAACAAACCGCATCCGGAGACTCGATCGATCATATCGTCCAAGAATACGAAACCAAAAAATCCAACGGCCGCCCCCAAAAAAAGGGCTGGCTCAAACGCTAAAACCCAAACAGCAGGGGCGCTGAATCCGCCCCTGCCACGCAAAGGAGAAATATAAAATGTCAAAGGAAGTCTATGGGGTCGTCTACCCTACAACGGATTGGGAACGAATAGAAATGGGAAATTGTCTTCAAGCCACTTGTCCGCAATGTGGAGAAGTCAAATCTTGGAGGCAGTGGGGTAGAAGTGCTTTTGGTTGCGCACCCACCGACATGGGTGTGCATCCACAAGATATTTCGCATTTTTGCAGGGATTGTGAACGCGAGAATGAATCAGTTAATCAGAAGTTAAAAGAAAATCCCTATTTATTGATAGACTGACTTGACAACGGAGATCCATCATGACCCCCAAACAAAGCGAAATCGCCGCCTGCCTAAAGGGCAGGCGGCTCACTTGCTACCAAATCGCCAAAGAACTCGGCGCGGTCCGCCAAACCACCGCCCGACACCTCGATCGCATGCAACTCGCGGGCCTCATAGAACCCTGCGAACCGCCTAAAACTTACAAACCAGGCGGCCCCAAAGCCCAACACTACCGCCTCACCCAAAAAGGAAATAAAGAACACGTCCGTAAGGGCGAACGTTAGCAGCCCAGGGTTTCAACCCTGGGCAACTGTTGGCTTCACACTTCACACTCTCACCCCATCTCCACCGCTCGCCGCTTCGCGTCCCCCTGTGGATTGGTGTACCGCTCCGTCGTCTTGACGGAAGCATGCCCCAAAATCATTTGCACCGTCCGAATATCCACCCCCGCTTCCAGCATCCGCGTCGCCGCCGTATGCCGCAAATCGTGAAACACAAAATCATTTATCCCGCACCGTTCCAGCAACCGCCCGAAAACCGACTTCACATCCTGCCAAGGCTGCCCCGGCCGCCTTGGCGACTCAAACACCCACTCTTGATCGCCAACCGACAAATGCCGCTCCAACCGCCGCCAGACGCTGGCCCGCACCGGCACAATACGCGACCGCCCGCCCTTGCCATACACCACATGGATCTCCCGGCGCTTGCGGTTGACGTGCGATCGCTCAAGCCGCAGCAATTCCCCCTTGCGAAACCCATGAAACAGCGCCAACAGCACTATCACCCGAATCGACCCCCACTCCGGCCGCATGACCTCTTTCAAAAGGCGCCAGCGCTCCGCTGGGGTCAACACCCGGTCTTTATGCGGCCGTTCCCGGCCCAGCGTATAGCCGGCCATTGGCGATCGCTCGATTTTGCCGGTGGCCACGGCCCAATTGAGAACCCGGCGCAAGGCGGCCAACTCCCGGTTCACGGTCGACCGCGACACAGTCCGGTTGGCGCTCTTGTATCCATTGCCCTCGACCGCTTCCCACATGCGCCGCCGTTCGTACTGCCCGATGGATTCATGGGTGATATCTGAGACCCGTGGCCACACCTGGCAAAAACGGCAAAACCAGCCGTCTCGTTGCGCCTGGCTACGCAAGGCGACTCTTTCCCCGCAGGCAGTCTTAAACGCGTCAAACAGCCCCTCTAGCGTCCATTCTTCCACCCGTTCCGGCTTTTCCCACAACTGCGAGCCATAGCGCTGCACCATGCGCCCCGCCTCGGCCCGCGATCGCGCCGGTTGCTCAGGGTACGCGCCGGGAACTTTTATCGCCACATCCCGCCGCTGGCCGTCGATCCGCACCCGCCAATAATACCGCGATCCCCGCCGAATCACTGTCCCGGTCCCATAGTCGCGCTTACCCACCATATCTCCCACCAATTTTTTTCAATTGACAACAATTAACGACAATCTACCATAATTCACCAAAGAACGCAACACAAAAATGAAACCGCCAAAACCCCCATAAAATCAAGCAAAAATAAAAAAAGCCCCTAAAAAAGGGGCTTTACAAACTCAGGCGCGGAGGGACTCGAACCCCCAACCTGCTGATTTGGAGACCGGTGCTTAAAACTTGTTTATAACTTGTATTTCTAGACTTACAAAAAACAAGAAATTTTCTTCCCACCAAATTTCCCACCCAAAAAGAAAGGCCCGGCGGAAGCACCGGCCACCGGGCCTTTGGGGAGGAAAGTGCTCGCCTCAGCGAGCCTTGGGAGCGTTACTTCCCGTATTTCAATTCGAGCAATTGCGTCAAAACATCCCGTACGCCTGAAAGAACCACAAGCAGCACGATCGCGCCGAGCAAATACAAATAATGACCCGGCTCCACCGCCTGCAATTGGGTGGCCAAATAGCCGCTCATCCCGTATCCTGCCACTCGCTCCGCCTTCTGAAAATTACTCAGGCCCGCTTTGTTTTTGGACTCCTGACTGGATCCATCCATCACCGCTTCCCCCTTCCTGTACGTTTTTCAAATAGCCTTCTACAAGAGAATTCATAATTTGCGGATACCGCCAAACCAAATCATCCAAAAAATAATTCTTGTCAAAACCTTCATTCCCGATGTTATTTAATCGAATCATCACCAGGCCGGTGCCGCCCTCGATCGTCCCCGAAATCATTTGATTGAGTTGGATCGATCCGCTTCGCCGAAACACTTCGGCATCGATCTCGGTATTTTGCGGATCCTTTTTGTTATACATATTGGATCCACTGACAATCACCGGCCCATTGTGATCCCGAACCGAAAAACTCCGGCACCCCACAAAAAAGAGCACCGCAAAAACAATCAGAGCCACCTGCGCGGGCCCAATCAATATCCCCGCCACTGCCGCCAAATGCCGTTTGGTATCCTCTTGCAATCGCATCGCCCAATCCTCCTATTTTTTTTATTTCCCGCCCCACCTGGCCTTCCGGCCTTGCCTCACGTCGACATGGATCCCCCACGAATACAGCCCCAATCCCTTCCACTTCCCAAACTCGATCGCCAATTGGTGCACACGCCGGGGCGAAAGAATACCGCCTGTTTTCTTATCAATCGCCCGCAGATCCGCCGCGCACGGGCGGCCGTCCTCCCAAATCAATAACTTAGGATCCCACGTATGTTGTGATCCCGAATAACTCCCCGCTCCGCCTTTTTTCACCGATTTATTGTTGTGCTCCAAACAACGCACTCCGGATAGCACTTTCAAAATCACTTCCCTATCCGTTTCCACTCTCAAAAAATCCCGAAACTCTTGCAGCGTCATCACCAAAAATGGATTTACATGATAGGCGCCACACCCGCATTTACATTCAAATTCCTCACTCCGAAAATTCTTTGTGAGCCGGACCATCACCCGCCTCCCTGAATCACAGATACAACCAACCCAACAGCCGCCGCAAGGATAACCCAAAACACGCGCTCCCACTTTCGTTCGCTAGCATCCGATTTTGTTGTGGCGGATGACAAGCTTATCTCCACTTGATTCAAACGGTTTTCCGCCGCATCCACCCGGTGGTGTACTCGCTGGACATCCTGATCGGTTTCTGATTTTTGCTGCTGCACAATTTTTTTAATCTCATCCATTTTGTCGCTGAGATTTTTTATACCCGCATCAAATTCGCGAACTCGGACATATCCATTCTGATTTTCACCACTCATTTTGTTCGCACCTCAACACTAAATCGATTTCAACCATTCATATAAAACTCCGCCGCTCTTTTCGAACACGCCCCAGCCGGGCGGAATCGGCGTAGGCGTCGGTGTCGGTGTATCCACCGGCGTAGGTGTCGGCGTCGGCGACAACTCCGCCATTGTGTACTCAATCCGCAGCCAGGCGCTGCGAGCACTGCGCGGCAAGTTAAACGTTGATCCCCAAATCGTGTATGTGTTGCCCGGCTGCAAGATCGTGCTGCTCGCGATTTCCTGCGGCTCGGCAAACTGTCCAACGATAAACGCGCTAGCCGCGTCCACATTATCCGCCACCCCTGTCACGGCGCGAATGTCTGCCCGGTCCGCCTCGTTGTTGAATAGAACCTGGTCAGGCAATCCCCATTGAATCGAAGTCTCGGTCGGGATCCCCACAACCGCGCTGGCCGCCAGGAATTCGAGGGGCTCCTGCACATACTGCGGCGTCGGTGTCGCGGTTGGCGCCTTGGTTGCTGATGGCGTCCAGGTCGGCGTATGGGTCGGCTGATCGGTCGGCTGTGGCGTGTGGGTATGGGTCGCCGTCGGCGTATGGCTCGGCGTAAAAGTCGGCGTGGCCGTAAACGTGTTACTCGGTGTGAATGTTGGCGTAAAGGTGGCCGTTGGATTGCTCGACAACGGCGTGTTGGTAAAGGTCGGCGTAAAGGTGAAAGTGCTAGTCGGAGTGAACGTGTTGGTGGCCGTCGGCGTGTTCGATGGTGTCGGAGTGTGGCTCGGCGTGAAGGTGGCCGTCGGTGTCGGTGTCGCGGTCGCATCCGGCGGTGGCGTATCCGTTGGAGTGAAGGTCGGCGTGTGTGTGGCCGTGTCCGTCGGTGTCGGTGTCGCGGTGGCCGTGGCCGTATCGGTCGGCGTCGGTGTGTGACTCGGCGTGTTGGTTGCCGTCGGGTCGGGCGGCTCAGTCGGCGTCGGCGTAAAGGTAGGTGTGTGCGTTGCTGTGGCGGTTGGCGTCGCCGTCGGCGGTTGCGGCACCACAAAAATCGCCGAATCCACTCGATCCGAAAGTGTATAGCCACTTTCCGAAGTCGGTATAATTTGAACCCGGATTTGAAAAATATCACCCGGCGACAATCCAGTAATTTTGTGAATCGTGGGATTGCCCGCTGTACCGGTGTTCGACGATCGAAACTGAAAATCACCAGGCTGTGGCCACGTTCCGTTATAAACGGCCAGCCATACACGAAATTCTTTGAATGCCGAATGTAAGTAGGGGTCGTTTGGCCCGCCACCATTTTCCAAGACCGTAAAACGAAACGTGCCATTGCTCAGCGCCCCATTGTCCGGATAGCCTAAATTCGGATTGGGCATTGCCGGGCGCGGTGTCGGCGTGTTGGTTGCGGTCGGTGTTGCGGTCGGCGTGAAAGTCGGTGTCGGTGTCGGTTCCGCCGTCGGCACCGGTGTTGGAGTGTTCGAGGGCGTGAAGGTCGGTGTTGGCGTTGCCGGAGTTGACCAGGTCCATACCGGTGAATACTCATTATTCGAATAGGTGCCTGGATCGGTAGCAAAATCAAGCGGCGAAACATAAACGTTCCAGCGGATGCGAAACGAACTGTCAGCAATTCCGCTATTCTGCGGTGTCACAATCCACAATTGCAACATATCCGAATAGTTCACTGCGAAACTTTCAAACGTTCCGGCCAGTTGCCACCCGCCGGAAAAAGACCAGGCTACATAACAGCGGACCTGCACCGACTGCACCGCGTCTTTGTCGCCGTCGCCGTCAAAATCAAAAATGTTGTCAATATCCGTCCAACTGATTGGGTAAGTTGCGAGAATTCGAAATGGATCGTTACTGTCGATATCAGTAAATGAAGTGGTCGCAGGGCGCGACCAGGAAGGCGCTTGCGGCGTATAGCCGTAGGTTAGAATCTCAATCGACCCGCTGCCCGCTTGGTAAATCCCATCCCCCGGTGCATCCCCAAAGTAATTCTCTTGCGCGTCATCATACAACGTAACCGGGCCGCCATCGTCAAACGAAGCGGCTCCGGACACATTTGTTAAGATCAAAATTATATAAAAAAAAATTGTAAATCGCATTAAGCCTGCTTTCGGTCAAACACGTATAGTTCCCCGCCCAACTTAATCAACGTCCAATTGCCGGTATGCGTCGCCGGATCAAACGCGGTAAGTTTCGCCGGAATCAACCGGCCATTGCGAAGCAAATAAGCGGTTTCCTCGGCGCCCCCGTTCCACCGGCGGATTTCGCCGTTCTCCATAAGAGCCTTCAAATCGTCCTCGGTGTCGCTGGTCATGAGATTGAGAATGAGCCCGTCGGCTTTCACGGTAGCGTTGGCGCCATCAATAGCGAGCATTCCATCAGCGTTGCTTAGCGTTCCGCTGAGTGTCGTCCGGCCATCGGAAAACAGAACTCCATTCTGTTGCGCCAGCCGCGCCAGGTCTCCAAGCGGTTCGCTGGCTTGCGCGAGCAGAAATCCCATCACAAGAATAATTGACGTGTATACAATATTTTTCATATCTAAAAATCCTTTCCAGGGTAATCGTATTGCGAAGCCGATAAGTTGGCCAACGCCCAAGCGGTCACCGTCTGGCCGGTCAACTCCAATTCGTTAAACCGCGTATCGGTCGCGTCAGAGTAGTCGAAAAGCATCGACTTGGTTTGATCGCTCCCGTCAATCTGTGTCCGCGTAACATCGATCCCTACCAATTTGTTCTGTACTAAACGAATTGATGAAGTGGAAGAAACAGTGGCCGTCGTGCGGGCAACCGTGGTTTTAGCCACAACGGCAGTGACCTGCTTGACGATCCCATACGAAAGATCAAACAGGTCATCTTCAATCGCGCTAGTAGCGCTCTCGATCGTTTGCAGGAATTTAGTTTGCGTCAGTTGATCCGAAATCGTAATAGTTTGCGTAGGCAGCGTCTGCGGCCCCGCAATCGCATTCTCGGTAATACCGTCCGCCCCGCTGGCGTTGAGGATAATCGCTTGCGTTTTTGCAAGCGTGATCGAAGGCTCTTCGGCTGACCAACGGTGCAACCAGGTCCCTTCCAACGCAACTTGTGAATATGTAAACGAGGCGTCCAGCGGAATGATTGAGGTGTACGTCCCGCCCGGCTCTAATTCGTAAAGCCCGGCATTCCAATTCACTGCCGCCCCGCTCTGCGAAAACCCCATAATATCAATAGATTCTACAGTGCTGCCGTCCGAAAAACGAACGTCGGTAAAATTATCGATAAGATTGATCCCGTTAGCTGGAGCCAGACTGCCAGCATGCTGAACATACGGCGTCACATCCGTAGCAATCCCCGCAATCAGCCAATCTGTATCCGCGCCGATGGATTCGCTGGCGTTTGCAACTTCGGTGCTTCGCGCCACAAGATTCGCTAAATAATCCGCAGCGCTGCCCGATATACTACTATGATCCGCCTGAATCTCCTGCCACACCGCATTCGCAATAGAGTCAGTGTCCACCGAAGCACTCCCGCGATTGGATAATTCCATCATATATGCAGTCGCTGATATAGCGTCACTCGCCCATAAAATTGTCTCGTTATCCGAGATTCCAGGATAAATTGGAAGCATATATTCAATAACGTTTGTTAATGTCGTATCAATTAAAGTCGGCGTTAATTCAAAAAGAGAATCAGTGGAACTTTTTATAAACACAGTCGGTGTTCCAGAAAAAGTAGAACTGCTGTACACAAATAAATTAGAATCCGTACGCCGTGCGCTAACTTTTTCTGGCCCCCTTTCAGTGTAAGTAATCTCTACCAAAAAATCATATTCCTCGGCGGTCGTGTTTACTTCCGAATAATACCAGATCCGCCGATCTGTTCCATCATTCGGAAGATTGTTTCCGTCTATACGAATCCAATGCCAATTAGAACTATTAATAGAAGTAATTAAACTACTGGAAAGAATATCAAATTCATCGGTAGCCCCTGCTGAGTTTGCGCTTGAAACACCTGTAGCAATTGTTTCTCGAATTGAGGGTTGGTTGGCCCAAGTTCCAGTTGTCTCGATGTTGGTGGTTTCCTCTAGGGCATACAAATCAACCGCAGATTGCCCGGCCCCTTGGACTGAGTCGATAACCATAGTCAAGGTAGCTTGTTCTATTGAGGAAACCGACCCACTCAAGTCGATATTAAAACCAACCGCCCCTCGGTAATCAAACGGGTTATTATCCTCCCCGACTCTCAATAGAGTGTCTGTTCCATAGTTAGTGGTGGTTGCACCACTGTTAAAATAAGTATCCCCCGTATTACTGGTATCCTGGATTGTGATCGTGGGGTCAATACTTACAATATCAGCAAAATTTGTGACTTCAGAAATTAATGTTCCGGCTGATCCATCCCACTTATACCATCCTTTCACTCCATCTTCTACTGAGACTCGTTTCGCAGACACGGCATCAAAAGTAAAACTGAAATTTTCTTTAATGAATCGCATCGTTGCAGCCCGAATAGAAGCAGTTGCTTCAATCAACACTCCATCTGCATAAATATCACCATCCCAATCGGTGAGAAATGCTTCAAGTTTACTAATATGTGTCGCTGTAGCGGGTATTACATCACCTGCTTGACCCTTAAAATGAAATTCCTGAATAATCTTTCCTGGAAAGGTCCTCATCTGAAAACGGCCAAAATCGTAAGAGTTGTGCCAGAGGATTGCGCTTTCCGGTTTTGGGTGCAGACCGCCGATAATGGGTGCAGTCACGTTCTTAATTCCGGCCTCGTAATAAATAAGACCGTCATCTGTATACGTAATTGTAGGCTCAAGCGAAAACGAGGCACCTGCAATCTCAAGCGAGGCTTCCAGTGATCGATTCACTGTATAGGTATAATTTGGGCTTGCTGCTTGCCAATGGTTGCTATCGATTTGCACAAAGTCAGTGTCACGGTCAGCGGCCGAAAACGTGACTGTTTGTTGAGCGCTTGCGGTTGGTGCGAAGACTTGCAAAACCATATTCAGCAAAAACAGAAAAGACAATATCCAAAAAAGCGTACACCAAAAACGAGCAGCAAATTTATCTTGATTCATTATTTATTTCTCCCTTTTCCCTTGCCCCTGGGCTTCACTCCTCCACCCTTCGCAACCTTGCGACCTTGCGCTTTCAGTTGTTGCACACGATTTTTCCGATCTCGAGCAATCTGCGCTTTTTGCTGGCCGGTAAGTTCCGGCCATTCCTGCGGCTTGTAGGCTCGATTTGTAACAAACGTTCGAGGCTCGCGCTTCTCAATTTTCTTCGCCTGCCCCGGCGGCTCCGCCGGCTGTGCCTCGGCGCTCCTGCTCCAATCCCCGGCCTGATATATCCCCAAGCCAACCAACAAAATCAAAAAAATCATTATCAATCGTTGAATAACTACCATCGTACCGCTCCTATCCGTTCCAATCCTCTAATCCTCAACCCATCACTCAACCCATCCGCCGTGCCAGTGGCGCTTGCAATCGAGTCCTGATCTTCCAAAAACGCCCGAACCTGAACCAAATCTCCCGCGCTCCACTCATATCCGCTCGACAGCGATACATACAAATCCTCGCCGTCGCTGGCCTGCACAACCTGAAACGTCTCGCCAATCCGCTGAAACGGCGAACCTTTTACAGTAAACAAAATCGGCGAGTCCCTCTTGAGAGATTTATTCTCACCGAGATCTACGTAAATTTGGCTGGTTGCTGCCGCAATCTCCGCCCGATACTTAAACTCGCTGACCCCGCTGGCAAAGTCGATCGATCCCGCCAAAGCAGCAAAGGCCGCGTCCACCGTGTCGGTGGAGTAGTTGCCGGCGGCGTCGTCAAAAATGCCCGCGCCCACATTGCCATGAAACGCGCTCGCGGTCGCGTCGCCCACCACGTTCAATTCGCCCTTAATCTCCCGGTCGCCATAATCAATGGCTGGCGGGCGCTGGGCATTACTCCACAACGGCAGGCTGAGAAGCAATAGTATAATCAATCTGAATCGGCTCATCTGCGTTTAATCCCCAACGAAACTCAATAATCCCGTTGTCCTTTTCCTGATAGGTCCAATTGTCCAGCGCCGTAGTCTCGCTCGTTTTCCGCCGCGCCCGGCTGCCATCGTTCCAAAACACTTTGGTCGATCCCGCCTCAAAGTAGTGCCCCTTAATCCCATACAAATCAATCTGCGTCGCTTCGGTCACCACCTCATTACTCAAACTGGGCGCATCCTTGGCCACCACATGCAACTCCCCCTGCAACCCACCACCCGAAGCGGCCGACAAAACCACATTCCCCCCGCCAACCAAAACACTCCGCGATTCCGTTGCCATACGTTCACCTTAATTGGGTTCAACTGTCGCTTCTTTAACAGTTCCTGATGGGTTCGATAAAAAGCGAAAATTGCCAGCTGTATCCAACCAAATCTTCCCAGCGCCTTCGTCGGGATCTAATGGACTGGTATACCGCTCTCGCAAATTAATTACGCCCGATACATCCAGAACCTCATCCGCTGAATGGTTATCTCCAAATGAAACTTCAGTGCCCTTTATAAAGCTGTCTCCCCTGGTCGTCAGCCGCACATCCACGTTTGCGCCATCCCCGTTGTAAAGTTCCAAACTTGGGCCGGAATCATTCACCGTAAAAACGTAATAGTTATCTCCCGATTCCAAGTTGCGCACCAAATGCATCACCGTAAACGCCGTACTGGGCGTCGCTTCCTGCACAATCCGGTCTTGCGCCGCAAATTGGCTGAATCCGCTTCTTGATTCAGATAGCAACAATCCCCGCGTCCAGGTCCGTTGTTTCGGCCCCCAATCCTGGCCGTCATAAAACAACACCGACCCTTCCGCCGTTCCGCTCTGCACGTAAAACGCCCAACCTGTCGCCGGTTCAATAAAATCGTAAAAACCCAAAACTGAATCCGTCACAATTGCAATCTGATCGTCTTTCCCACTCCAATCCCCCTCACCCCCATCTGGCACAATAAACACACTCCCATCAGTGGCCGAATTCACCACCGGCGAAGCATCCGCCGGGTAAACATCCACCACCGGCAAAACTAAAGCATCCAACTTATTTAACGCCCGGTTCCCGGTCACCCACGGGCTTCCACCGCCCTCCTCAAACTTCTCCAACCCCAGCCGGTCCGTTTCATCCGCCCAAACCGTCTGCGTCAAACACCCTAGTGAAAATAACACTACACACAATATAATTATTAACACCGAAACATTTGTGATCCGTTCCATTTTTTCCTCCATGTAGGGTGGGCTTAAGCCCACTAACAAACACTCCGCTAAGCCGTCACAACCTTCTCCGCCGCATAACCCCAGCCCAGCGCCCCCAATTGATAAATCTTCACATGCAAACGATCCTGGATAGACCCAAACGCATCCGCATCCGTCTGCCCGTGCTGCTTTTGCGTATCGCCAAATTCGTCCACATAGTCAAACGTATCAACCGGGTAAACAAAAAACGGCCGCCCGGTCACCGACACCCCCCGGTTGTCGATCACAATCTGCGTATGCTGCACCGTTTCACTACTATCCAAAAACTCCAACTTGTACACCAACTCTTCTTCGCCCCTAGGCAGCGGGAAACCGCCCGCCCAACTGTTCAACCCGCGAATACGCCGCTCCCACTCGATCCACCAACTGCCCGTTGCATACAAACGGTTTCCGATGGTTTTGGGCTCGCCGAATCGAAACATCTTGATCGATCCCGGCGCATAGGGCTTCTTGCCGATCCCCGTGTTAGTAAACCCAAACTCAATCCCGGCAGGCTCACCCACGGTACGCACTTGGTAACGGAGCGCCGCCCCAATGTTCGCGCTGTCCTTGGCCCGCACCCGCACCGCGGTGCTCAGCAGGGCGAAACGCTCGCTCACTTCATGATCGCCGGTGGCCCACCCGGTGCCGCGCCGACCGCGCAACAATCCCGATAAGCGATACTGGCCGCCGCCCAAAGAAGTCGCGGTCACAAAACGTATAATCTCATCCCCCAAGATCGCCTCATTCGCCCCGTCCAACACTTCCCGCTCGGTTTTGCTTTCCAGCGATCCCACCACCACTTCCACGTCCACCGTGCGGTTGTAATCAAAATCATATGTGGTAACATCTTCCCCCAACGCCGTCACAGCATTGCCCAATATCCCGTTTTTGTTGATCCGCAAAATCCGCGTATCATCCCCGAAATTGCCGTCGTTGTCTTGAAATATCTCAACGCCTTCCCAATCGTCTTTATTCGCGCCTGCTACGACGTAAAAGCCAAAATCATCGTCTTCGCGGTCAGTGATCGGCCCATCGATGAAACTCACATAGGCGCTTGGCGTAGCCACCACCGGAGCCGGGTTGCTCGGTGGATCCACCGGCTGCACCGTCGGGCTATACAAATCCACCCGCTCCACCACGGTATCCCAACGGCCCATCATCCCGTTCCGGTCCACCGTCACCAGGCGCGCCAAGGTTGACACCTCCACATTCCCGTGCCCGTCATATTCTTCGATCGTCACCAGGTCCGCCGGCTCATACTTGGCGTAAGTCTTGGGCACGGGAAACGAATTCGCCCGCGCCGATTGCCGCATTTCCTGCGCCGCTACCGCCGCCATCACCGCGGCCTCGTTTTTCGTCACCACGATCGGCACCCGAATTTCTTTCGTGTCCTGGCTTTTGCTGTTGATGATTTGACTATGCTGATTGGTGATCCCCCAATCAAATTCTTCATCGATATAATGCACCACCACCCGTTTGGGCATTTCGTTCAGCGGCAGGATATCACTCTCCACCCGGTCCACCGCCTGGCCGTTCAACCGCCGCGACCCCAACTGCTCGGCGTTAATGGTGGCCGCGCTCGATCCGCCCCGCGTCTTAAACTTGATCTTCCCATCCGAGCGGAACGCATCAAACTGTTTGTATTGCCGCAAAGGCTCTAAGATGCCGCGGCCCGTAATTTGCTCATCGATCCGCATCCCCGCAATGGTTTCATCCGCCAAATCATCCGTCACCAGGTCGCTGGCGCTCAGCTGATAAAACGAATCTTTGTTTTCGTTTACTCGTGTACGAATGCGCTCTATCAAATTATTGTTGATGTTCACCGGCAAATGTTTGACTGTTTTCCGTGTGATATACACGCCGGTCTGGCCGTCGGTTGAGCCCGCCCCGCCGATCACCATAAATTGGCCGAAGATCTCCGCAAACACTGGCCGGTTATCCAAATCAAAATCCGCCGCATCCAACGGTGTAATTGGGTTGTGATAGATCGTCGCCCCGGTCAAATCCAAAACCCCCGGCAGCACAATGCTGGTGGTGTCCGTGCTGCTCGAATAAGTGGCGCTGCTAATGTCGTAAATATCATCATCACTTGGCGACCCCACCACATGCGCCTGGTTGGTCGCGATCGCGCTTTGATCCCCGCTCACCACCGCGGTGGTATCAACCCCGTCATCGCTAAACGAATCCACTGCAAACGATCCATTGTTCCACACCGTCCAGGTCATGCCGTCGTCGCTCGACTTCCACAAATAATACTTGCTATCGCTGGCCCGCTTGGCCAACACCGTCAAAACACTATCCTTACTCACTGCGCCGTGGATCTCCCACGCCCCCACACCCAACCCGGTCAACTCATCGCTCCGCCGGCTAAAAATCGGCGAGGCACTAAAATCGGCAACATACACCGCGTTGCTGTAATCCGTCCCGCCGCCAATCTCCCGGTGCTGGCCGCCGATCAAAAGAAGTTCATCACTTCCGCCCCCGCTGGGCGTGTGCGTCAGCAAAGTCGCCCCGGTGCGATACTCCGCCCCGGCGTCCGCCGCCAATTCCTGCCAATGCTGGCCGTTCGATAAACTGGTTACGTTCGAATAACAAATGTTTCGATAGAAATCATTCGCCGAATTCCCCGGCGGCTTGCTCACCGATCCCTCAACCCGTCCGCCAACCAAAAGCATAATCTCACCCAAAGTCGGATGGGTGAAAACGGCAGCCGCATAATCGTGACGTGGGAACACATTCGCTATCAACTGCTCAACCCGCCAAATTTGTCCGTCATGAATCATGGCAATGCCATTGCCCGCGGCATCGCCGTCGTAACTCGCCCCCGCCTGCTTGCCGCCAAATACCCGCAAGGCACCCTGGTAGACCAGCGGCACAAAATGAGAGCGTTGCGTCTGCGAGGGGAAAGCCCAATTGGTATTGGATTGCAAATTCCATTCACGCCCGTTATCGCTGGCAAAAATCATGGTCACATCGGCGCTGGCCGCCGTGTTATATCCCCCCATTAGCAACCACTGATCATTCCATTTCACAAACCCGGCGGAAACGCGATTCTTCTTGAACGCATCCCCCAAACCCGATACCGCCTTCAGTTGCGAAGTGCGTTCAATATTGCGCTCGCTCACCAGCGCCTTCATACCCGGGAGCTGATTTCCAAAACTACCAAGAAACAATCCGCTGAACGTGGCCCGCACCACACCCATATAATGGGGATTATTACCACTTCCATGCTCAGCTGCCATCACCGGGTCTTCGCCCTGGCTCTCAGATCCATCAAACAAATACAATCGGCCATCGGCCAGCATCTGCCGCGATTTCTGCAACATGGCGTCATCGGCGTCATCAGTCACATCGTAAATCACCTTGCCGTCCGACGCCCACAATTTAAGAATATCCGCCGTGCCCTCCCCAAACGCCACCGAAAACGTGGCCTTATAGGTGTAAAAAGTAATCTCAGTCGCCCCCAACCCGAAAAACCCGCCTTCTTTGCGGGTGTGCTTGTTCTCCGTGATCAGCGTATCCGCGTCACTGGGCCAGATAATGTATCCGTTTTGCGGCACCGTCCCCACCGTCCACGCCTGCACCTGGTCAAAGCCGGTGTCGGGCAAGGTCAAATCTTCCAAGCGAGGCCCTTCAATTTTTTTTGGATTAAAAATGTTATACAGCAAACTGGCGCCAAAATACGCCGCCGACAGCACACCGATCGGCGAAAGCCCGGCCGATACCCCGGCCCCGCCAACAGCGCCCGCCCGATTCAAAAGCCCAATCTGCCCAATCACCGTCACGATTTATAATCCTATAATTAAAAAAAGTTATCCAAAAATTTATGCTTTGCTATTTCTGGTGAATAAAATTTTTTACAATGTCCATTGAATCGACATATATTGGATAAGCTGTATGCAATGTCATATATACTCAATTCATTGATTTCTGGACACTCTGGATAAAATTTTTGATTAGTATAAGTCTGCATCCATTGTAAATTTTCATTTTTTTTCCTCCCGCGTCATCCTTCCCCAAAGTTCCCTTTTTGCACACGGACCGTGTTTCTCTGCGGCATCCGGTTAAACATCCGGCCCCGGTCCAGGTTGTCATATTTAATATTGCAATGCCCATCGCTCACCGCGCCGCTCTTGTTGCAGCCCGGCAAGAGGGTCGCGGTGTCGCCCACTTGTATATCAAAATACGCAAACTGCTTGAGCACGATCCGCCCCGTTGCATGCGTATAGCTATCAATTTCACTCTTGTCGCCATTGTTGTTTCCCCCGGTCCAGGTAGCCTCTCCATCGGCAAACCAACCATCCCCTACAGGATGCCCGTAGCTGTCGCTGATGGTCGCGGTAAAATCGCCATTGTCCGTTACGGCGTCCACTGTAAGGGTCTCAACATAATTGGCCGAATTCACGCCGCACCGGTCGTCGAACAAATCTGCGTTGCAAGCCGGTTCATATTGGCGCATCAAATTTTCGTTAAAAATCTTCTCAAGCCCCTCAACCTCAAATTCCCATTCAAAATCGGTATAGCGAACATTCCCCACAAATCCGACAATCCCGATAATCCGGTCACTCGCCCCGCCTTCCTCATCCCAACGCGCATCAAACAATTCGATCTTGGCCCCGTCAAATCGCGCCGCTATCAGATCCTGCTTGATCACCCCGCTGGCCGAAAACCACCCGCCCAGCGTCACCGTATCCGGTTTTAGACTGGACGATTTACGTATATTCGTAAGCCGGAACCCATTGGCGCTTGAATAGGTTTCCGAATTCCAAACCACATCCACATCATGATTGGCGAAACGGTACACATTCGAATCAAACCGCGTAATCTTCAGCAAATCCGCATCCGAATGCAAAAACGTCTCCATATAATCCGAATACCCCGAAGAAACCGACTGTACCATTTCTCTTACCTGCCTTGTTTCCCTAACCCCTCTGCACCGTCGCCGCCACCTGCTCGTTCAAATACAATTCCCGAATGGGAATCGTATTCATACTCGCGATCCGGCGGCTGTGCAACGTCCGAGGGATCCGATCCACCCCAAACCGTACCGCGTTATGGTATTCACCCTTTGCTCGAATCAGCGTTCCAGTTCCCGGCTTGGGCGTTCCCAAATCAATCTGTTTAGTGCTCTCGTTCCAACTCCACCGGTCATCCGGCCATTTGGCGTTGTCCACGTACAATTTCATAACATTGTCTGGAAAACAAATACGCCGGTTAAACGAAAAACCGTAGCCATCTTTATACGGCTTAATCAAATTAAACGATTCGGTCGCCCCGTCATACGAACCGGTCACCGTCACGTAATCAAATTCGTGATCGAGATGATCCCAAAAAAAGAACCCGGCCCACTGACCGTAGCGGCATAACAAAAAAGCTTCCAAATCTCGTATTTGTTCATGTGTCAAATATTTGTAGTTAATGCTCCAAAGCCCCGGCGCGGTCTCCCGCCGCCGGTTGCGTTGCTCATCCACATCCGTTTCCGCCACATCGGTCAACAAAGAAGGACCGCCCACCGCATTGATAGCAATGTTTCGAGGCAAAAACGCATAGTGGATAATATTGCTCATTCATACTTCCCTTACACCGGCCGCGCTTGCACTTGCCGCGCCAACTCATCCATAAACTGGCTTGGAGAATAATTAATCGATCCTTCCGGACCGGCTGCACTTTCCGGCAAAATAATGTCTCCAAACTGAAACACATTGCCGCCGCCCGCGTTGCCCATCACCGCGCCTGCGGCCTTGGCGATCCCCGGCAATTGATGATTCGGCACAATCGTGCCGCTCTGGCTTGATCGAAACAGCTCCGGCCCGCGCTCGCCCACCATATAGGTCACACCCGCGGTCACACCGCCGCCATCCGCCCGGCCCCCGCCGAACAAAAACGGCAGCGAATCGCCGAACGTGCCTTCCAGGCTGTTAAATAAGCCCGTAGCCAGGCGGTCGCTCAACACCCGATCGAAAGCCCGCTTAATATTGCCCAGGTCCGCCATCTCGCCCTGCAAGCCCGCAAAGAAAATATCCGAAAACGCATTTCGCATCTCGGTCGCGGTCCGGCGGCTGGCTTCAACCATGCCGTCGAATTCATCCTGCAAAAACGTATCCAGCCGGGCAAACTGGTCGCGGTCGATCACCCCCGCGTCAAAGGCGTCGCGCAACTGGCGCTGCTCCTGTTCCAAAACATCGCGCCGGGTCATGGTCGCCCGTTCCAGCGAATCGGTGAAACTGCGCAACTCCATCTCCCGCGCTTCGCGTTCCTGGCGCGCAATCTCTTTGCGCCGCTCCGATTCTTCGCGGGCGATCGCCGTAATCTCCTGTTCGTTGATCGCCACCAATTGGTTGATATTGTCGTAGGTTTGATCCCAAAACGCTTGGATCTGCTCGGTGGTGGCGCCTTCCGTTTGCTCAAACGCCGCCGCCCGGTCGACAAACTCGGTAATCGACTTAGCGGTTTCAAATTGCTGTTGCGCAATTCGCTTTTCGGTACCTTCCAGGCTGGCGATCGAGAGCTGGTTTTGCATCTCCCAATAATCCAACTCCAATTCGCGCATCTGGCGGCCGAACGCTTCCCGCGCCCGCTCCGCCTGCTCGGCCAATTGCTTTTCCAAGGCCGACTGGCCCGACTCGCCATCCCCGCCGGTATTGCGAAACCGGTCGGCCAATCCAGGCCGCGGCTCGAAAACATTGTGCAACGACACCGAATTCAACTCGCTCATTGTCCGCCCGCGAAACGCATCCATCGACAACAAAGACGGGTCAAACACTGCCTGCACATCCGGGTCGCGACGCGCTTCTTGGGTGGTGTTTTTCAGATCCTCAATCCCCTGCTTGTATTCCTTGACCCAATCGGATATCCCTTGCGCCTGCTTTTGCAACCGGCTGCCTGGCACTTCAATATTTTCCCGAAAGCCCGGCAACATCGGCCCAATCAGCTCATTCAAATCGCGGTCCAACTGCGTCCGTTCATTGGCGATCAAGCCGGTATCCACTTGGAACAATCCACCCAAAAATCCAGCGGCTTGTTTAGTGTGGCGAAACGCTAATTTCTCAGCAAAATTATTGCCGGGCTCTTGGTTCAACTCACCCAAGAAACTACCCACATTGCCTGCCTGGCGTCCAATAAACAAAAGCGAATCGCTAATCGCGCCAAGCGTGATCGCAATCCCTTCCAGGTTGTTTTTCTCGGCGGTAAATTCCTTTACCGCAGCCGCAACGTCTTCAATCCCCCGCGCCAAACTGGGCCCATAGGTCTCAGACAAATCAATTCCCGCATCAGTCAAATGCTCAATGGCGCCACCCAGCGCCTCTCCAATCAACTCCGGCGCATTGCTCTCGGTAATCCGATCGAGAAAACCGCTCATCTCTTGTGTTGCCCGGTTCACTCCATCCGACAACCCGCCTTCCCCAATCTGGCGCTTCAAATTAAACGAGCTGGTTTCCAGCCGGTTAATATTCGCATTCAGCTTATCAGCAGCCTCAATCGCCGCGGGCGAAAACGTCCGCTTTAATTCCGCCGCCAATGCCGGCAACAACATTTCCGCGGTCACTGCACCGCGCTCCAACATCTTGCCCAACTCTTGCGTCGTCATCCCGATCGACCGCGCCGCCAACTGGAATGCACCCGGCAAACGCTCGCCCAACTGGCCGCGCAATTCTTCCGCTTGCACCGTCCCTTTAGAGATCACCTGCTCGACCGCCCGCAAAGCCCCGCTGGTGTCATTGCTAGACCGCCCCAGCGCCGTCATTGCGACATTGACCGCCTCATAGATCTCTTTAGTGGCCTCCCCTTCCAACACCGTACCTTTGGCCGCGGCCGTCAAACTGGCGTAGTCCCTGGCGGTCGACCGCAACGATAGCCCCAGCGTATCGGCGGTATCCTCCACGAACGCCATTTCGCGCTCGGCTTCTTCCGCCGAGCCCGCAGCTACCAACAAGCTGTTCGCGATCCGGTCGCTTTCCCGCGCCGTCTCAATCAGCGAGCCCAGCGCCGCTTCCGCCGCCCGAAACGACAAAAAGCCGGTCACAACCGCCCCGGCTCCAATCACCAACGAATCCAACCCGCGCCGCAATCCCCGCGTATCCCGCGTCATGCGGCCCATATGGCGGCTGAAATTGCGGTTCATCGACGCCACTTCTCGCCGAAACTCTCTAGTTTCCGCAACAAAATCAACTATCAGCTGCCCAACCCGGTTCGCCGCCATTCAATCAATCCTCACTCTGGCTCTTCTTCCCCCAACCCCGCGTCATTGCGTCAAATCGCGCAATTTCTTCTTCCGGCGTCAATTCCTCAAACTCCGCCTCCCGCTTCCAAGGCGGGTAGAAATCGCTGACCGTGTAATGTGATTTCGAATGCACCTGGTAATAGCCCGTCACCAACAACGCCAACAACGTCTCCAAATGTTGAACCCCGATCGGGTTGACCTGGTCAAAAGCCTGCCAGCCCACCCAATCCGCAACCGTCATTTCCCGCAACATCTTCGTGGGCGAGGCATAACCCAAAACCATCGCTAGACGGAATCGGAACTGTTCTCGGGGATCGTCTCGGATTTTTTTTTGCGCTCTTCCAATTCCGCGTTGGTTAAACCGGTCAATCCCTGAGCAACATTCGCAATGAATGCTAACGGCTTATTTCCCTTCGCCGCCAAAATGGAATACTGCTCATCCGCAAACAAACGCTCGCCGTCTTTGTTACACAAGGCATGCAACGCCACCACAGCCTTAAACGAAGGCCCTTTGGCGCTACCGTTCTTATCAAAAACAGTATCCTGCACCTTCTCCCATTCATCCGCCGTCAAATTGCGAATGAACACGTTACCGCCCCACTCTTCGATATACCGCTCAACAACAACGGTATCCTTCGCTTGCATAATTTGCTCAGCCGTAAGCCCCATAACAAATTCCTCCGCCGTTTCCCCAACCTTGCTGACTTCCTGGTACAGACAACTATTTATCCGCCAGTGCCCTCAGTAATATCGCCCACAACCCGGATCCCCACCGTCGCCGTTTGCAAGCCCCGCACCGGGTGCCCGGTTTCAAACGAAGCCACATAACCGGTAAACTCCCGGTACGTATTCGCCGTATCGTTGTACACCAATCGATACTTGCGACCGGTGGTGTGATCTTCGTCATTAAAATCGTCTTCCAACGATTTCTGGCTGGTTTCACCGGGTACAAAGTGCAACTCGAGGTTCAACGTCTGGTTGTCAACCATATCTTTGACCGGCTCAACCGTGGTCGATTCCATCGACGTACCATCGAATTCATTCGCCGCCCGTGGATGGGTAACATTGTTCAACCGGGCGATCGTGGTAAACGCGCCCCCGCCGACCGCATCCTCCCGCTTAAAAAGCGTGCCTTTTCCAATCGAAGCTTCATTCGACATCGTTTTCCACCTTCCTTATCGCCGTTATCCGCGCCAAACGCGGCTTAATCACAACTTTTGTCCGTCGTTACAGATCCACCTGCACCAAGGCAAATTCCACCGCCGTGGTCCCCGCCGACACACTGGCAATATTTGAAGAATTCGCCCAGCCCCGCTTATCGCCATACCAAAATACGGCAATATCCCCAGCTCCAAGCGAATAATTTTCAATCGATCCAGACCGGCCCAATATCGGTTGAGATTCAAAAGTCACCGTGGCGCCGGTAACCGTGTTGCTGTTTTTCACAATCAGCAATTCCCTGCCCGTGATCTCAAAGGTCACATCACCGACCGCCGTATTGGGCCACGCAGTAAACGAAATATCCAAATCGTTTGTCGGAACCGGCAACACCGACGGGTAAGGCCCTTCCGCATCCTGCGCCGTCAACTCGGTCGCCTGCAACTGCCCATGCAAACCGGCAACCATCAACACAGCAAACACCACCAAAACCGCCAGCAAAACATCAATCCACTTCATAACGCCACCTCACTTCTATGTTTTTTCCGTTTTCCTGTCCTTCCAGATTCCCGCCTCCCTGGTTTAGACAAGAAACGTTAGTCGACAAACCAAATTTCAAACTGCCGCATAATCCGATAAAACTCCGTCGCGTCCTCAAAATCATCAACCGCGCCCTGGTCAAAAATCCCTTGAACAGTGATCGTATCCAACAAACCCGAAAACTCGCTCAGCGAAGCCGCCACTGCCGCGTCCAGTTCCTGCGCTCCAGTATACGACTTCGACCAACTGGCAATTTGCACATAAACTTTTTGCGGACCGGCCTCGCCCTCCATATCCGATGCCCGTTCCTGATCGTTCAACCGGACCCGTTCATAGGTAAACGAATCGTTGGTGACCCCTTCCGGCAAAAACACCGCATACGCCCGGTCGTTCACCTTGGCTTCAATAGCCGCATCCGCCAACAACCGATCCCGCAATTCAATTTCCAAACTCATATCAACGCCCCAACTTAGTCAAAATATACGAGCGGACTTTTTTCAAAAACACTTGAATCGCATTTTCCTGCGAAGCCTCTACCGCAGGTTCAAAATAGGGACGCGCAGGCATCCGCCCCGTTCGCCGCCCCGTCGTTTTCTGCACCCGCTCTTTGGTTCCAAACTCAATCAAGTGCGCGTGTGGAGCCCGGTTGCGCCCTGTCGTGCGGATCCCCACCGTTGCCCGGAAACGCCCCCCGCGTTTTTTGCGCGGTTGTACGGCGATTGCCTTTTTTATTGATTTATATTCTGCATGCCGCTTGACTTCATCCCGGATCTCACCAGCCCCGGCCCGGACGCTCGACCGCACCGCCCCGGTCTCAATCTTTCGCGGCAACGTGCGAAGCGTTGCCTGCAATTGCTTTAACCCCCGCACCCTCGCATTAAAAGTCATACAAAACCCCGCCGCGCTCTCCCAGGTCTTTAGTACCGCCCTGTAATCAATTCCCCGCGAATCTCCAAGCCTTCCCGGCGGCCAATCTGATCGATCGATTCGATCTTGTATTTATCCCCCGAATCGATCGGCCACTCGACCAGCATGTTCCGGTCAACCGCGTTGGTGTAGCGGATCGTAAACAAAGTCACCTGATCGGTCGTAACGATCGCCCAATCCACCAACTCTTCGCGCCCCTGGCGCTGGTCGACCTTGGCCGCGATCGGGTTCAGCCATTTCTCATACTGGTCTTGTTGATCCTTCAACGGCACCGCCCGCCAAAACTGAACCCGCTCAAACAACTCCCCCGCACGAACCTTCGCCATCAGTTCACTCCTAAACGATATACGATCCCCGGTCACACAAGGTCAACACCTTATAGGCTTCGGGGATCTCTTTCACCACGTTCGGCCCCAAAATGCCGCGATTTTCATACCAGTGTGTAATCAAAAGCAGCATGGCCTGCTTGTATTTTTTGGGAACATCACTGGCGTTGGCGCCATAACCCGCCTTGTAAATCAGCGTGATTGCATTTTCATGTAGTCGCGCACTCGGCCATACCTTGTTATAACTGGGGTATATCCGGCCCGGCTCGGACAGCGTATCCACATCGTAATCCGTGCCTTCCACCAACGTGTTTGAATCACCGGCGCTATCCACATAGGTCAACGATGTCACGCTTTGCAAAGGCGGCATGGGCACAAACAAAGTCCGGTCCGGCCAACGATCAAGCGTCAATTTCCACGTTTGCGTCAAAAAAGATCGCCGTGCGTCTTGCTCAACCTTTTCATAGGCTGTATTGATAAACGCTTGAATCTCGGCGTCCTCATGATCCAAATCCTGTCGAACCTGGTTTTTTGCTTCTCCCAACAGAACCAGTTCACCGGTAGGATCTTCGGTACGCACAAGCGAATAATGGCCTTGTATCATCGAGTTGCGCCTATCTCCAAAAAACAGTAACTGTTGCCTTTTTGGTATCGCCCGCGTTTTCAATCTTCAACGTTACCGGTTCGCTTGATCCCGCACCCATCGTCGAATTGAAAATCACCTGGTCGGCGCTGGTCGCCATATCCACCCCATTGCCGGCCAGCAAATCCAATCCGCTTGAATCACGCAGATACACATCGTATTGATTGGTGGGTGTGGCCGTGTCGTCATGCTCCAAAGTAAATCCCATGATTCGGCCATCGATCGATCCCGAAGCCGACGCCACTGCAAAACTCACCGTTCCATCGGTCGCGCTCTGCACCACAAACCGCATCCGATTCACCGAAGGCCAATCGCGATACGTGAAGGTCACGCTCTGCGCCGCAAAAACCTGATACGCCCCCGCCACCACCAAAAAGCTTAATATGGAAACAATAAAAAATTTAGATTTCATCACCGTTCCCCTGACCCCTTAACGGTCCTTTTGCCAGGCCCAAATGTAATCCACGTCCATCGTCGAAGCGCCGGCCGAACTGTTTCTATTGATGGCTCCCATATAAACACACAATGGCGCATTCAAAGTAATCGCAGACTCTGCCGTGTAAAAATGATCACCGTCCACCCAAAATGAAACATCGCCATCAGTATTGATCTCCACGCGATACAGATGCCACTCGGTATCCGCAGAAATACCGCTGCTAGTCAATGTCCCGTCGGTATCACTATCTACCGCTATCCCGCGAATCAAATTGCTGGTCTGATCGCCGTCCGAAACAATCAAAGCCGCGTTGCTGGCGTTGCTGGTGCCAGTCGCGCCGTCCACATCCACTTCAAAAGCCAAATCGTCCGCGCCTTCTGTGATGGCGTCGCTGAAACCGAAATTAAATCCCAATGCTGTAGTCGATAATTTAATTCGAGCCTCCGCCGTAATCGATTGCGAAGCCCGCCACACCAACTCTGTGGCCAACTCCACATTATCGTCATCCGCCGAACCGGTGGTCATTCGGCTTTCGCCGTCAGTAGCCGATACAATGGTGAATTCAGCGCCGTTCACGCCTGTAAAGGTCAAGTGAGAAGTCGGAGTTGCACCAGATACATAGCCGCCAAATGTATCAGTTTGAGTAAATTCTTCGTAGTATTTCACCCGCGCCATTGGGTAGATGGTTTCATCGCTGCCCTTGTCGTAAAACACCAAAACGCCGTTTCGATATTCCGACGTGGTCTGCGCCCATCCACCAACTGCAAACAAAAACAAAAACACCACCGCAATAAATTGTTTAAATGTAAACCGTTTCATGTTCGGTCCTTTCGGTCCACTCTGTCCATAAATCCCACAGGTCATTACAGGGGCAAACCCAACGGCTCACCCCTGCAAATTGTTTTTTTTGTTTAGGTCAATACCGTATCCGGTACCGCCTTCGCGTAATTTGGAATTGTCAAAGCCAACATCGCTCCGTCACAAGGCGAGTCCACAACTTCGGTGGCTTTCAAACGGCAATACTTGTCATTGCCGTCCAAATTGTGCGGGTCAACCCAAATTTCATACATCTGGTTGGCGCCCGCTTCCGTGGTAAACCCCGTTGCCGTCGCCGAAGTCCATGCGCCCCACGTGTCGCCGCTGGTTTGCTTGCGGTATTCAAACGGTACCGCCGTTGCTCCGGTCCCATCCGTGTCTTCGCACGATTGCACTGTAATTGTGGCCGTTCCAGTTGCGCCTGCACCCTTTTGAATGATAAACATCGCCGCCAATTGTTGGCTCAGGTTGATGATGTCCGTGGCTGGATCACCATTAAAAATATCTTCCTGAGCCGCGATAAAATTACTATTACCCACATTGATCAAATGATGGGCTTCTTTTAATTGCAATGCTTCCATAATTCACCTCTATCTTCGTTATCTGTCAGTCTTGGCTATCTTGATCAGACAAAAAGTTATCGCGCTTCCAACACAATGAAATCGCCCAGCGTGTTGCTGCCTTCATAAGGCGTCACAGTGTTGTTGTAGGTCGGCTGCCCATTGATTCTGTACTGCCAACGAAAAGCCGTTTCACCCGTGTCAAATGCAACGTGAATCGAAGAATCTGAACGGATACCGCCTTTTTCGATAAGCATATATTGGCTGAAATCGCCAAAACAAATATCACCCAGATTGCCCAACGATTTGCATTGTTCCAGCGGAACAATTGGACGGCCAAACAAGGTTCCACTGGGCGCGTCAGGAATATTTCCTGGAGGAATAAACAAAGGCGCTCCGCCCGTTCCCACCGAAATACTGAGATTGAAAATCTGTGGCCAGCAATCTTGGTTGATATACCACTGTGCGTTCGTTGGGTTCAAATGTCGCGCATACATTTTCATTATGTTTTGCGCGACGATGGTATTGGCGTCTTGCCCTTGTTCTTTGCTTACGGTTACATAGGCGCTCGAATTCAACACCCCAATAAACTGACCGGCGCCGCTGCCGGCATAAATTTGTTGATCCGCCTTAAAAGCCATTGCCCGTGGGACTTCGCGGCGATACCAGCCGTTCAACGCCACCGCGTCTTGTAACAGTTCATCAGTGGCCACCACATAAGCTGTCATTTTGTCCAACAGCATACGGCCTGGTTCGAATTCCGCATTGGTTTTGGTCAAACTGGCGGCTTCCCCAGTCATGTAAACTTGAATACCGCCTTGCCGCGAACCGTCTTTGCGGCTGCTTTCTTTCAATTTCGGATACGATAGCGCATTTGAGTTAGGGCCAATCGGCTGACTCTCACAACGACCAGTCAGCTTACCGACTTCAAACATTCGTTGGCGAATGGTTCGTTGCATATCGGTTCCCACCAAAAAACCGCCTTCGGAGGGTGAACCTTCACTAATGCCCGTGGCCGCTCTCAATTCCGATTGATAATTCATCATGCGTTCCGCTGTTTTTTGTGGACAAGACGCTGGATCCGCCATCGCCCGCACCGCTTGCAAAAAGTGCCCATCAGAGTCAAACGCATATTCGTGTGTAATTTCCACACGGCCATCCCCCTGGCCTTGATGGCTGCCGTCGCTCGGCTGCCCAGGCGAAGTAAACCGGCCCGCGCTTCCACGCAGCGCCTGTTCGTTGGCCGCCACCCGGTCCATCCGCTTCAACCGCGCTTCGATCGAGTTGAACTCGGCGTCCAAATCGTCAAACTTCTTTTCTTCTTCGGCGGTTAAATCGTCCATATTCACAAGCGCCGCCATTTCCGCTTGGATCGCATCCAAACGTTCCTGCATTTGCTTTCGATTCATTTTATCACCTCGCTATTTTCGATATCCCAACGCCGCAACCCGCGCCTGCATGGCCCGCCGTTTTCTACTCGTGTTTTGTTGTACGTTTCTTAACGTCTGCCGAAGGTAGCCCACCCGGTCAATCAATCCAAAGCCTAACGCTTCACTGTCCGCCTTAAACACGCGCCCGTCCGCCACCTGGTCAATTTGCTCCGAAGTCATTCGATCGCCGCGACCTCGCTGAATTGCGGCCTTAAAATCAGAAAAATACGCATTCACCACCCGTTGCTCATCCGCAATCTGCTCATCGCTGATTTTCGTACCAGGCAAACCGGTTGTTTTGAATTTTCCCGACTGCACCGGGATCACTTTAATCCCATCGTTTTCCGCCATCCGGCTCATGTCATACAAAACCGAAAACACGCCGATTGATCCAATCAAATCCGACCGTCCGGCCACGATCTCGCTCGCCTGGCTGGCGATCCAATATCCCGCCGAGGCCGCCAACCCATCCACTTGGGCCGTCACCGGCTTTTGCTGTCGCGCCTCATACACCGCATCCGCCAACTCGATCGAGCCATCCACCGATCCACCCGGCGAATCAATCCATAACAAAATCTGATCCACCTGGTCACTGGCCACTGCTCGCTGTATTTGATTTTGCATATCCACCGTCGTCGCCGACGGGCAAAACTCCGCAATGGTTCCGGGCTGCGATTTCATCAGCGGTCCTTTAATCGAAATCACCGCCGTCGAGCCCACCATCTGCAACAATCCAAACGGATCATCCTTGTCCCGCTTCCGCCCCTGCACTTCTTGAAGCGCAAGCGTCCCCGCCTGCACAGATCCTCCGGCATGACCATCCGTCAGCCGCACCGAGTAACGCATCTCAAAGTCGTGAATTTGAGCCGTTAACATGCGGGCGTCCATCGCCCAATAAAATGGAGGCATTGTTTGTATCTCCGCTTTCGCGCTGATTTTCCCGTTTGGTGTTGCCCGTCCGGTTTGCTTCCTCCAACGACACCATATTGAGTGGCAACATATGCAAATCGCCGCCCTCGATTGGGTTTAAATCTTCCATCCTTAAAATGTCGTTGGGGGAAAATGCGCCCGTATTGAACATCATTTTGTAGAAATTCGCCCGCCGGGCCGTATCGGCCCGCAATAAAGCGTTAAGGTTGAAAAGCGTATAGTATCCATCCAAACGTTCCTGCCGCGTCAACAACTTGCGCTTGGTCTCTCGCTCAAAACGCCGCGTCCAGGGCTGAATAGCTGAATTCACAAATTCTCTGGATTGGTTTTCGATGTTTGAAAACGTGGCCCGCGTTAAATCGGCCACCATATGGGGTGGAACGCCGTACCAACGGCAAATGTCTGTTACCTGAAACTCCCGCGTCGCGATAAACTGGGCTTCGTTGGGTGGAATCGAAATCTTTTCGAAATCCATCCCCTCTTCCAAAACCGCGATCTTATGCGCCTTTTCAACTCCGCCGAACAAATTGCGCCAATTGTCCCGTAAGCGAGTCTGCGCACCTTCTGATAATGCTTTTGGGTGCTTCAATACACCGGCCACATGCCCCCCGTTACCAAAAAACGAACCGCCGAATTTTTCCGCCGCGATCCCCAATCCGATCGACTCTTGCGCGTACCGCACCGGGCTCATGCCCACAGTGCCGTCACCCAGCGACATGCCCTTCAAATGCCATATCTGGCTGGGCTCCAAATCTCGCGTCTCACCCGATTGCTCATCACGGACCTCATAATACAAACGTTTTTGCTCATCCCGCTTGGGCGTCACCCGCCACGGCTCCAACAGCCACAATGCCAACGGACGGCCTCGCAAATCCTGCTCGATCTCGGCGTACCCGTTCCCCCAGGTCAAAGCGTGAATGCAAGCCGTTTCCCGAAACGTGCCTGAATCAATTTCGTCATTGGGTTGATCCGACAAAAACAACTCCACAGGATGGTCAAAAGCATCAATTCGTTGATTGCCATCCCGTCGGTGCAAATGCCAAGGCAGCATTTGAATGGTTTGCGCGATCACCCGAACGCAAGCAAAAACCGCCGAAAAGCGCATAGCCACCTGCGGCGTCACTCGAATCCCGGCCGCGGCCACTTGATTCAAGGCCAAAAAATAATCGTTTGCGTCATTGATCGGCCAATACCGCTCATCGTTAGGGTCCCCACCGGCCCACAACCCCTTCAACCAATTCCAAGACCCAAAAAATGGATTAATCATGCCAAAACCTTTATTACCCTCAAGTAATTACACTCACATAACATCCCAAAAATAGCACAAAAAAAGACCGGTCAACCACCGGCCCTAAACTTCGTGCTATATATAGCAACCCCAAAAAACTTTGTGCTATATATAGCAATTTTAAATGCTTTTTGCTATATGATATTCTTCTACAATAACCGTAACACTTGAATCTTTTCCTCCTAATAGATTTGTCCAAAAATAAAACTCTCGATTAATCACACGGTAATTTTTGTCCTCAATAACCACCGTATCACCTACAGCAGGCGGATAACCATGATAACTATGTAATTCACTGCCCTGATCGCTCTCTATTACTATCAACATTTCCATAGCATAACCTCTTTTTCAGTGCTTTTCTTCCGTCGTAAACGTAAAATCACAATAGCCGCACTTCCGATACCGACGAATCCCATTGTTGACCGGAACCGATCGATACACTCTCGAATACCCCGAGACCTTACAACGCGGACACATCACCCCCATTCGAGGCTCACTCTCCACCAACGGCGTTTTCAACTCTGCCTGCACACTCGGCTTTTTCACTTCCGTACTTTTTGTTCTCGTTTTAATTTTCGCCATTGTCATCTCCATTCTTTAATCCTTCCATATTCAACACCAATTTATCCATAGGTTTTACTACATTTTTAGAATTAGTGGTCACTTTTTTTACCGAAGCCAATCGTTTATCGATTAACAAAATTTTAGGATAATCCGATTTATGATTGTTAATAAAATGCGCATAATTATTCTTTACACTTTTTATTAATTTTGGATCCATCGTTTTCATTTCCAAAATCAATAAATCATTTTTTTCCAATTTAATTTCCAAATACTCCGGTTCATCAACCGGCTTTCGAAACAATCCACCTAATAAATTTGTAAACTTAATCAATTGTTCGGAAGTAAACATTAAACATCTCCTATCATCACCAACCCGCGCCCGCCAGTCGATGGTTTTTGATCCTTTTTTGCTTCCTCATCCGCCACAACTGTCTCCAACCCCCGCGACTCATAAACACTCGGCCCTTCGGCTTCATTCCGAATCACCAAACACTCCGCAATTATCCCGGCCACCACTCCGTCAATCTTCTCCGACGAATTACTCTTGTCCGGCATCATGTATTGCAGCCAATTTTCTTTCACCACTACATTCGACGCCATCCATTTCAAAACAGGATCCCCCAAATGGACCAATGTTTGATTTACCACCCGCTTTTCAATCTTGCCCATCGCTTCGTTGGTGTCCCGGTACCCTTGGGCTATCTCAACCACATCAAAATTTTTTTCCACCAACTCCCCTTCAATCTGGCGGCCATTGTGTGGATCCAGCCCGATTTGCAAAATTTCATAATAATCACCCAACTCCTCAATCTTTTTCCGAATGGGGCGATGGTCAAT